TCTAGAAGAGCATGGTGTAGATATACCTAGTGAGCTTAGTGACTTAGATGAAGTTAACTGTAATGTATGGATATGTAATGGTGAAGTACTACGTTTTGTACTAAACCCATTCAAGCCTACACGCATACCTTACTATGCTGTACCATACGAGCACAACCCATATTCATTCTTTGGTGTTGGTATTGCTGAAAACATGGATGATACGCAAACACTTATGAATGGTTTTATGCGTATGGCTATTGATAATGCTGCTCTTTCTGGTAATCTTATCATAGAAGTAGATGAGACTAACCTAGTTCCGGGTCAAGACCTTTCTGTATATCCCGGAAAGATTTTTAGAAGACAAGGTGGCGCTCCAGGCCAAGCTATCTTTGGTACAAAGTTTCCAAATGTAGCAGGTGAGAACATGCAATTATTTGATAAAGCGAGGGTCTTAGCAGATGAGTCAACGGGATTCCCATCATTCGCACACGGACAAACAGGTGTTCAAGGTGTTGGTAGGACTGCTTCTGGTATTAGTATGCTTATGTCTGCTGCCAACGGAAGTATCAGAACGGTTGTTAAAAATGTGGACGACTACTTAATCAGACCATTAGGTAAAGCATTCTTTGCATTCAATATGCAGTTTGACTTTGATGAAGAGATACGTGGTGACCTAGAAGTACATGCTTCTGGAACTGAAAGCTTGATGGCTAACGAAGTACGAAGCCAGCGCTTGATGCAGTTTTTACAGGTTGCACAAAATCCAGTACTTGCACCTTTTGCAAAAATGGATTATATTATACGTGAGATTGCAAAGAGCATGGATTTAGATCCTGATAAGGTTACTAACTCTATGGGTGACGCAGCTATTCAAGCTGAAATACTAAAAGGCTTTCAAGCACCTGTACCACAAGCAGCAGGTCCAGAAGGTCAAGGTGTACAGGACGTAGCTGATACATCTGGAGGTGGAGGTTCACAAATAGGAGTGGGTACAGCACCACTACCTGAAGAACAAGGATTTACAGGAAATGCACCTCAAGCAGTTGGTCAATGATAAAGAATGCTACGAACAGTTTCAAGAATACATAGATGATTTAATTTATATGAGACAACGTACAATGGAAACAAGTAATGATTCTATTGTGTTATATAGACAGCAGGGTGCAATAGATGTACTTAGAAAGCTTAAGTTACTGAGGGAGACAGTAAACGGTGGATGACGAAAAGCAAAAAAGTTTTTTAGATATGTTGACTTCTCCTTTAACAGGAGACTACAGAAAGAAAAAACCTGCTAGTGTCAAAGCTGCAGATGTAGCAGTAAGTATGACTCCTGTTGGATCTGCAGTTGAAATAGCTGAAGAGTTAGATAAAGACGATCCCAGCTATGGTAAAGTAGCTATCATTGCAGCAGGTGATGCGTTAGGTGCAGCCATACCTGCAATGGGACCAGTTGCTAAAAGTCTAATAAAGAAGTCTGATAATATTAAAGATGTATGGTCATACCCAGAACAACTTTACGACTCAGCAGATACATCTATAAATGTTAGTAAAAAACCTGCAGGTTATAATGAATTAAAAAAACGTGGTGAAATAAAAGATGGTGATGTTATTGTTGACATTGGTGGTGGGCGCTTTGACAACCTAGTAGAAGATGCTGCTGAAGAAGGTGCAACTGTAAAAGTTTACGATCCATTTAATAGAACACCAGAACATAATGCAGCAGTCGTTGACTCTGTAAGAGATGGACAGGCTGACATGGCTATGTCTCATAATGTATTAAATGTTATACAAGAAGATAAAAACATTATTGATATAGCTACACAAGCAGAGAATGCACTAAAGCCAAATGGTAAAGCACATTTTTCTGTCTACGAAGGCGATGGTAAAGGTGTAGGAAAAGTTACAACCAAAGGCTATCAAAGAAATGAAAAGACCCAAGCATATGTACCTTTGATAGAACAGGTATTTGGAAAAGGTAACGTTACCAAAAAAGGTAAAATAATAACAGCTACTAAAAGTGTAAAAGGATTCAGTGAGGGCGGCATGGCAATAGAAGATCAAATGGAAATGAACTTTGGTAGAGAAGTACCAGACAATACAATAGGCGTCGATCCTGTCTCTGGTAATGAAATACCTTTAGGTTCAACTGCAGAAAATGTAAGAGATGATATACCAGCCAACCTCAGTGAGGGCGAAATAGTTATTCCTGCTGATGTCGTAAACTTTCACGGTGTAAAACTATTCGAAGACTTACGTGCTGAAGCTAAGATGGGCTATGCTCAGATGGCAGCAGATGGACGTATGGGTGGAGAACCCATGATGGAAGAAGAAGACATGGACGTAGAATTAACCATAGAAGATCTAAATGTCATGGATGATGAAGAGCCTGTAGAAATGGCTGCAGGTGGTATGACTGCAGCGCAAGCAGCAGCACGTAGTATGTCAAGAGCAGGTATTAGAAACATGAGTGGTGCAGGTTCAAAAAGTTATAAAGCTGCTCATAACGCTGCTATGAAAGCTCAATCTGTCAGGGATAAAAATAGAAAAGACAGAGCAGATAGGAGGAGAGCAGCCCAACAAGCCGCAGCCCAACAAGCAGCGACTCAAGCAGCGACTCAAGCAGCGCCAACTAATGTAGCAGCAGTTGATCCTAATGCTGGAATGAGCAGTGCAGATTATTTAAAAAGTAGAGTTGGTCAAGGAGGAGACAGCTTTACAGGACCAGGAGTAGAAGTTGCTGGTGCTAAATTAGATTTGGGCTTTGGTGGAAATTTTATAGAACGTGGCGCACGTAAGTGGGGTGGTGAAGACTCTAATAAAATAGAAAAAAGAGTAAAAAAAGATAATAAGCCTCTTTTTACAACCAACCCTGATGGAACAAATAGATATGAAGAATTTATAGCTCCTAATTTAGGTCTTCTTAACCCTTTTAACTATTTTGACGAAGGCGGTCTTGTAAATCCAGAACCGTTCTATTCTCAAAAGGGTGGCTTCGACTTATCTCACATGGAAGAGACAGGAACTTATGTTCAAGAATATATGAATGACGAGGGTCACAGAATATATGTAACCTTTATTGACGGTGTACCTCAAATGGAAATACCTGAAGGTTATTACCCTGTAGGTCCATCAACTAATTTAAACACAATAATTAATTCATCTATACCTACTATGGACGGTATATCCCCTCAACCTGTACAACAATCTTCTAGCGATAGAGATAAACCATCAACACCAGCACCTACTCCTGTGAACTACAAAGAGTTATCTATAGATGAACTAAAAGCTATGATTGCTGATCAGAGAACTATGGGAAGCAAAATCTTTGCTGGGTTAAGTCCTCTAACTAAACTTATTATGTGGGATCAAACTAGAAGAACTAAAGGTGAAATAGAAAGAAGAATAGAAGATCCTAATACTTCTGAAGTAGATAAGATGAGACTAAATAACTTATTAGAACTTATGAATAGAGAAGAACCTGGTTTAGTTAAAACTTTATTAGATAAAGCTACAGGTAAAGAGTTTGAAAGAATTGCATCTCAGATACCAAAACCAGTACTGCCTGATGTAGACTACAGCGATCCTACTCTAGCTCCTGATCAAGGTATAGCCTACACACCTGACGCACAGGAAGAAAGTGGCACAAAAATACCTAACGTTGAGCCAGAAATACCCGAACCTTATCAACCTGAAGTTCCGGGACAAGCAAATTTATTTTCTGATGAAACAATAGAGGAGGCTAAGAAAATATCACAGGAAGCTGCTGCTAACGCTTTTAGTACACCTCAACAGAAAGCAGCAAGAACTAGAGTAGAAGAAGCCTTATCTACTGCTGCTCCTACCGAACAGATTATGCAACCTGATAAAAAAGAAAGAGACAGAAGAAAAACCGCTCTTGACTTCTCTCCACAAGCAACAGCCGCAGCTAGACAATCTGCAGCTTCTGCAGCCACAAGGCTAGGTCTTGATCCTACAGCTAAACGTGGAGGTCGCAACAAAGGTGGATTAGCTACCAAAAAAGGCAAGAAGAAAAAATCCAAATAACTATAAGGCCACTCAGCTTCGGCTGACCCCAACATAAGGAGAAACAGTATGGCTAAAAACCCAGTAGTGAAACCCGATATCCCAAAAGTAATAATGGGAAGAGGGGGCTATATGAGTAACGAAGAGCGTATCAAGAAAGATGAACAAGACTTTCTTGCTATGAAAAAAGCAGCACTAGGTGAAACAGATGAAGAAAATACTGAAGATCAACCCAGTAGCGAAGAGCCTGAAGCTGAACCAGTACAGGCAGAGAGTGATACCAAACAAAAAGAAGAACCTAAAGCAGAAGCACAAGAAGATGACACTGAGTTAAGTCCTGAAGAAAAGAACTTCAAGAAACGTTATGGTGATCTACGCAGACACTCTCAGAAAAAAGAAGAAGAGTTTAACGCAAAGATAGAAGCCTTAGAAGCAAAGTTAAATAAAGCTGCAAAGCAAGAACTTGTATTGCCTAAGACAGATGAAGAGCTAGATGCTTGGACAAAAGAGTACCCTGACGTAGCAAGTATTATTGAAACTATTGCTGATAAAAAATCTAAGTCTGCTGCTAAAGAGTTAGAAACTCGTATGGCTGAACTAGAAGAACTTCGTTTAAATGCAACTCGTGATAAAGCTGAAGCTGAACTTGTTAAAATGCATCCTGATTTCATAGAGATACGTGAAGATGATACGTTTCATACATGGGCAGAAGATCAACCTAAGTGGGTACAAGATGCATTATACGAAAATATGGATGATGCAAAGTCTGTAGCACGTGTAATAGACTTATATAAAGTTGACAAAGGTATTACTAACAAGAAGAAAGCTAAACCTGCAGAAAAAGCAGCAGCATCTTCAGTTAAGACAAAAAGTGCAGCTATACCAGAACCAGACGAAGCAGCCAATATGATTCGTGAGTCTGAGGTAGCTGCAATGAATATCAGAGAGTACGAGAAGCGACAAGAAGAAATCTTAGATGCTCAACGTAACGGAAGATTTATTTACGATGTGTCAAGAAAATAGTTGACAAAAACAGCATCGTAGATAAAACTATGGCATATACACAACAGCCAATGTGTGTATGCTACAAAGCACTAGCCACACAAAAAGACTTACCTCTAAGTATAGGCCCAGCGCAAAAGAGATAGCGCATTCTCTAAGCATAGCTGACTACCCTAAAACAAAGAGCCTCTTCACGGTGGATATGTAGTGTTAATTTTCACATCATATCTATAAGGAGATTAAGTATGATTACATCGGCAAGCGGAGGCTTTTCAGGCAACTTTAGCCCGATCATGTACTCCAAACAGGCACAGATTGCTTTAAGAAAAGCAGCCGTGACTAACGCAATCACAAACAACTCTTACTTCGGAGAGATTGCAAATCAGGGTGACGTTGTACGCATCCAAAAAGAACCAGACGTAACTGTTAACGCACTACAGCGTCATACAGGTATAACTGTACAGAAGTTAGCAGACGAAGACTTCTCACTCACCATTGACAAAGCTAACTACTTTGCTTTTAAAATGGATGACATCGAAGAGCAGTTCTCACACGTTGACTTCGTAAGCCTAGCTGCAGACAGAGCAGCGTACAAAATGGCTGACTCACTAGACACTGACGTTCTATCTTATATGTCAGGTTACACAACTGCAGGTGCAAAGATTGCTACCGTTTCAGGTACAGCCCAGCACCCAACATCAGGTAACCTAACTGGTGAATTTTTGACAGCTAACCATTTGAAGAAAGGTGACTTCTCAAGCATTACTACATCAGGTGCTGCAGATCACTCAATTCCTTTGGCTACTCGTCTACCAGGTCTTACATCAATACCAAACAATACAGTAACACCGTTAACTGTTATTGCACGTATGGCTCGTAAGATGGACACAGCTAACGTTGATTCACGTGATCGTTGGTTAGTAATTGACCCAATCATGGTCGAACTACTAAAAGACGAAGACTCACGCTTAGTCAATGCTGACTTCGGTGGCAATGGTGAGCTAATGAATGGTTTGGTTGCAAACAACATTCATGGCTTTAAAGTGTATGTATCTAACTCTCTACCATCAAAAGGTACAGGCGCAGGTACTGCAGGTACTGCAAACCAAGACACTAACTTTGGTGTTATCCTTGCAGGTCAAATGGAAGCCGTAGCCTCTGCAGAGCAGATCAACAAGGTTGAGAACTACCGTGATCCTGACTCATTTGCAGACATTGTACGTGGTATGCACCTATACGGTCGCAAGATCCTACGCCCAGAGGCGCTAGTTTCTGCTAAGTACAACGTAGCATAAGCATAAGATAAACTTAGAGGCTGCTTCGGTGGCCTCTTTGTGCATTTAACATAAGGACATTCTCATGGGTACTATTACTACAGCAATGTGCAACAGCTTCAAGCAAGAGCTACTTGGGGGTGTTCACGACTTAGACACACATACATTAAAACTAGCGTTAATCAAGCCATCCCCTACAGGTACATACGGTGCAGCTACAACTAACTACTCTGACATCACAGGTAACTCAGATGAAGCTACAGGCACAAACTATACAGCAGGGGGGCAAAACCTAGATTCGGCTACAATTACATTATCGGGAACTACGGCATTTGTAGACTTTGCAGATGAAGTCTTTTCCAACTTGACTATATCGGCTGGTGGGGCTATCATATATAACAGTTCAGCCAGTAATAAAGCAATAGCTATATTCGCTTTCAGTTCTACTGTATCTTCTACTGCAGGTGACTTTACGGTAATCTTTCCTACTGCAGATGCGTCCAACGCAGTTATACGTATAACTTAAAGGTAAACAAATGGCATTAGTACTAAAAGACAGAGTACGAGAAACTACCACCACCACAGGCACAGGAGCCTTAACTCTTGCTGGTGCTTCTGCAACGTTTGATACCTTTGCTTCTGTTATGTCTACCAATGACACTACTTACTATGCGATAGTACATTCAGGCGGTGCAGATGAATGGGAAGTAGGACTAGGAACATATAGCGGAACCAACACACTGACACGTACAACTGTACTGTCTAGCTCAAACAGTGGATCAGCAACAAACTTTTCAGCAGGAAATAAATTTGTATTTATAACTTTACCTGCAAGCGTTGCTGCTCACCTTGATCCTGCATCAGGTGATCACGACTTAGCATCTATAATTACTTTAGGTAATCACGACACAGATAATCTTTCTGAAGGGTCTACCAACTTGTACTACACTAACGCTAGGGTTGATGCTAGGATAGCGGCAAACCCATCAGGTGATCCAGCAGGAACCGCTGTTGCAATGGCGATAGCTTTAGGATAATATTATGGCAAATACATTTCTTAGAAAGACTTCTCGTAGTATAGGAACATCGGCAACGACTGTAGGAAGCTACACGGTTGGTAGCTCGACACAGACAACTATAATAGGTTTGTCTTGTTCCAACAGAACTACCTCAGCTATAACAGTTGATGTAGTACATAGCGATGGTTCTAACGAAACATTCTTAGTTAAGACAGCTACGGTTCCTAGTGGAGGCTCACTTGTTGTTGTGGGAGGTGATCAAAAGGTCGTCTTGCAAACAGGCGATAGCATTAAGGTGACATCAAGTGCAGCCTCCTCTTGTGATGTAATGATGAGTATACTGGAGATTACCTAATGGGTAAGTCACACGATCTAGCAACTGCTGCTGCTGGTTTTACTTTTTCTGGAACAGTAGACGCTAGTTCTGGATTAACTACTCCTGCTGGACATATAGTAGCAGTTCATAATGCAAGAAGTACAGTAAATGCACAGGCAATAAACTCTAGCTCACTTGTAAATATTACAGGTTTATCCATTACAATAACACCTAAAAATGCAAACAACTTGATTATTATGGATTCAACAATTCCTACTACAAATACTTATGTTACTAATTATACTTTCTTAAAAGACGGAGCTACCACTGTAACAGGTCTTAGTACTAATATTGGTATAAATAACGTACACTTAATACAATATATGCCAGAAGTTCAAACAAGTGAAGTTTCTCAGGTTATGCAAGTTTCACTACAGCATTTTGAAACGGCTGGCAATACAGATGAAAGAACATATACCGTTGCTTGTTGTTCAAAGTGGGGTAGTAGTAGTTATAATATGTTTGTAAATAATAGAAGTGGTGGCGATATGCCTGGTTTTAGTACTTTTAGGTTAATGGAAGTGGCACAGTAAATGGCATACATTGGACAAAGCATATCAGAAGGTATAAGAAGAGCGCATACTTATACAGCTAGTGCTGGACAAACTACATTTAGTGCTGTATACTTTGGTTCATCATTCATAGACGTATATCAAAACGGAGTGCTTCTCTCTCCAGAAGACTATACGGCTACTTCAGGAAGTACTGTAGTGTTAGACACAGCAGCAGCATTAAACGATGAGATAACTATAGTATGTCACAATATATTTAGTGTAGCAGATGCGCCATCGCTTTCTAGCGGTGGTACATTTAGTAGCAGCATCAGAGCGCCAATATACGATACAACAAACAACACAATGAAGACAGCTTTGTTTCAAACTAATGAGAATACTATGAGTACAGATGCAACCATACCAAGTACACTCAATGCCAGTTGTAACGGACCTCTGACTATTTCAAGTAATGTGACATTGACCATAGAAGGGAACTTAACAATACTATGAGTACATTACATGTAGAAAATTTAAAAGGTCCAACAAGTGGAGCTAACGCAAATACAATTATTGTACCTAGCGGTCAATCTTTTTCTGCTCCTGGGCATGTCGTACAAGTCGGGCATACATATAATCATCAAGTTTCGGCCCATCAAACTTTTTCCAGTAGTAGTCTTGTTGGTTCAGGAGTAACTTGTACCTTAACTCCTCTAAGTACTAACAATAAATTTATAATTACTTGGACTGTTTCAATGCATTATGGAGGCAATAACAGTTCTTATGCTGCTGGCTGCATGAAATATAAAATAGGCTCTGGTTCTTATAATTTTGTAGATGGTGTAGATGCTGCTAATACACCTTATAATATTGGATACGGTTTCAGTGGAAACGTGTATGGTCCTATGATTTCAACGCATGAAGTTGATATTACAAGTGCGAGTGCATACACTTTTGAGCCATTCTATATGAATGCTAATGGTTTATCAACAGTCTGGTGTCATACTAGGGCTTCATATAGTTTATTGGTTATGGAGATCGCACAATGAGCATTCTGAAGGTAGATACCATAAACGAAAAGACTTCGGGTAATGGCGTAGCTATTCCTGGTCATGTTATTCAAGTAAAGCAAACTGTTGTTAGTAATGTTTTTTCTACAACAGTAGGTAGTGGTTTTGCTGAAATGACTGACTTTAGAACAGCCATTACTCCAACCTCAACAACTAGTAAAATACTTGTAAAAGGTTCATTATTTGTAGGACAACAATATTATCAAGCAAAAGGTAGAATATTAAGAGATTCTACTGCTATTGCCATAGGTGATGCTCGTGGTGTTAGACCACGATCAACTTGGATGACCCTTGGATATGATGCTGGGGCAGGTAACGCTTACACTCCATATCGCTGTTCGTCTGTTGCTTTTGATTTTTTAGATAGCCCTGCCACTACAAGTGAGATTATATATAGCTTAGACATGGGCGGTTATAGCACAAGCCTTACCGTTTACTTAAATAGAGATCATAATGATAGTAATGGTACTAGCTACAATTCAACACCAATCTCTACTTTAACACTTATGGAGATAGCTCAATGAGTTCTATCTTAAAAGTTGATAACCTACAAACTGGTGCAGGTGCTACACATTCTATTAGCAGCTTAGGTATAACTAGTCCAGGAACTGTGTTACAAGAGATACATGGAGCCTGTGATGGCAGAACTGTTTCAGGAATTACATTTGAAAATGTAACAGCAATACAAAACTTAACAACAAGTCATGCAGACATAACAGGATCAACTGTATCATACACTCCTCCTGCAGGAACAAAAACAGTTGTGTATTCTTTTTCTTTTCATTATAAAGCTACAGAAAATGGAGGAATTAGTCATTATCAATTTAATATAGATGGTACTGATGTGACTATTGGACGAAGAACACATGCAGGAGCGTACCAATCAAATAGCCACACTGTTGGCAGGATTGTATATGAATATCCAATTTTAATAGATAGCAGCCTTTCTTCTGACGATATTGCAAATTTAAAATTAAAAAGCTGGACAGGTGCAAGAACTTTAAAAATGAGAGCTAGGGAATATAGCGGCAGCTATGAAGCTGCATTACACAAAAACAACTGGTGGGATGGAACAAGTGCTGGCAGTAACGATGTTACCGTACCTTACCTTTCAATAAAAGCTATAGCATAGGAGAAACAAATGACAGATGTAGCTAACGCCCTAAACGCATTAGGGATAACCGAATGGGTTCTCCGAGGAGAGCCTACAAACGAAACTGAGTTCAACAGTATGTTTACTAAAGTGACAGGAACAGACTCTAATGGTTCTGCTATTGAGAGTTCTGACCCTAATGACTTTGGTACAACTTGGTCTGCTGTGTCAGCCAAGAAGACTGAACTAATAAATGCAGAACCAATGAGGTTACTACGTGAAGAGCGTGATCGTAGATTAGCTGCAACAGACTGGTGGGCATCAAGTGACCTTACCATGAGTTCTGATCGTACAACCTACAGACAAGCTCTACGTGATTTACCAGCTAACCAAACTCCTACTATAGATGGAGAGGGCGTGCTTCAAAACGTAACGTGGCCTACTAAACCATCATAGGAAAATAAATGCCATACATTGGAACACAGCCTCAAGACACTAGATCCTTCGCAAGGTCTGTCTTTGAGTACACAGCTACACAAGGTCAAACAGCTTTTACAGGCGCTGATGATAACAGTAAGACATTAGGTTTTACTGGTAGAGAGTTTCAGGTGTTTGTAAATGGCGTACTCATGGATGATAGTGACTTTACCGCAAGTAACAATAACACTATAACCCTAGCATCTGCAGCTAACTTAAACGATGTTGTTACTATTATAGTTGTGGCAAAGGATATACCTATAGCTGACTTTGTACCCTCTGGTGGTGATGGCACATTTACTGGCAGCATTACAAACAGTGGTAAAGTAAAAGGTACAGGCGTTGGTATGTTTAGAAGAAACGATCAAACTCTAAGCACTAACGTAACAATACTAGGTACAGAAAATTCCGTTGTGGCTGGACCGATTACGGTGGCATCAGGAGTAACATTGACCGTAGCAACAGGGGGGAACTTGTCAGTTGTCTAACATACGAGCAACAACAATTAGTGACGAGACAGGTAACGGTCCTATTGCTTTAACTAAGCAGTATACTGCAAAAGCATGGATTAACTTTAGCACTATTGCTAATCCACCAAGTATAGCAAGTAGTGCAAATATGTCTTCTCTGACAGATGACGGTGCTGAAGTCGCTGTAAACTTAACCAACGCAATGTCAAACAGTACTTATGCACCTATTTGTACTGCTGGGCATAGTGGAACTAATCCAAGTAACAGAAACATGGCTGCTGGTATAATTAATGCTTCTTCGTTTGAGACAGAAGTCTACACCACTTCAAACGCACACGCAGATACAAATTGTTATTGTGCAGTATTCGGAGACTTAGCATGAGTGAGATTATTACAAACAAACTCACTGGCAAGACTACGGCTGGTGATGTGACGATTACCTCTGAGGGAGGTTCTGTTACAATGCAACTGCAACAGGGGTTGGCGAAGGCGTGGGGGCAACTAGCCGCATCTGGCACAATTAGTTTAAATGACAGTTTTAATAACAGTTCCGCTACAGATGTAGGAACAGGAATTTTTGAGTTTAACTTTACTAACGCTATGAGCAACGATGATTTCTGTATTCAGGCAAATGGTAGCAGTCAAATGCAAATAACAACCACAACTAACTTGTCCACCTCAAGATGCAGAATTTTCAACAGATCCCAAAATAACACTAATGAAGACACGA